ACTCCTAGCCACCCAACTAAATCACACGTCGTATACGCCAAAGAAGGCGACAAAGAAAAGCTCATAAGGTTTGGTCAGCAAGGCGTTAAAACTAATCAAACTGCAGGTCAGCGTAAGGCATTCAAGTCGCGTCATGCCAAAAATATAGCGAGAGGAAAAATGAGTCCGGCTTGGTGGGCTGATAAGGTGAAGTGGTCTCCCAGCAAGACGAAAAGCAAGTCAATGAAATGGAAGAAGGGTAGTTGATATGCCAATGGTAGACGGTAAGAAGTACGCATACACTAAGGCCGGAAAGAAGAAGGCGGCGGAAGCAAAGAAAGCCAAGGGGAAGCGTGTCCGCAAACGATGAAATACAAGACGCATTAACACGTCATCAGATTTTTGTTCTTAGGTATGCCAGAGGCCGAGAAAATGAGGCTGCTAAGTTTGTGCGTCAGTCCATACTGTCTGTCATACAGCGCATGGAAGACAATCCCTTCGGTGAAAACCAACAGCGCAATGCAGCTCTCATAGCAGAGCTATATCAATACCTTGTAGCGCTAAACACTGAGCACACACAAGAGATCATAAAAGAAATAGAGCGATTTGCTCAATACGAAGCTAACTACATTTCCAATATGATGTCGTCAAAGGTAGAAAGCAGGTTCGCTCAAATAGCCCCTCAGCAGATCAACCAAGCAGTATTTGGAGGCGTGATGGATATTGAGCCAATACGAGGCTACAAAATCCGAGACGCATTTGACGAGTTTGGAGTTGTGAATGCCTCTAAAATTCAGACGCTGCTTAGAGAAGGGGTCTTGCTAGGCACGTCGAACGAGGATATAGCAGAGTCAATCAGTGAGATCATTCCCACGCAAGAACGCAGAGCCGCGACTCTTGCTCGCACAGTGACGAATTATGCAGCTAACAAAGCACGTAATGAATCTATCAAACAAAACACTGACGTTTTAGACGGCTATAAGTGGGTTGCGACATTAGACAGTAGAACATCTTTGATATGCGCGTCACGAGATGGCAGAATATACGAAATTGATGACAGAAACCCAAAGCCTCCGGCGCACTTTAACTGCAGATCAACGATTACGTTCGTTGTTAACCCTGAGTTTGATTTAGGGCGAGATGTAAAAGGTACGCGCCCAGCTAAAGGTGATGTTAAAGGTGATGTGTCAGGCGACACGACATACGCCCAATGGTTACGAAGGCAGTCTCCATCTTTTCAAGAGAAAGTATTGGGTCCTGCTAGAGCTAAGTTGTTCCGCTCACGTAAGCTGTCATTAGATAGGTTTATTGATGACAGAGGTAATGTGTTGTCCCTTGATGAACTGGGGATTAATGACGAGTTATTTATATAGTCGCTTAGGGCGGCAAGGCGAGGCCAAACGATATGGATATAGACGCACTAGGGCTTGATGATGATAAGCGCCAGCAGTTACAGGCATTTATTGCGGATCAAGCAAAGCAGATAGCAGCACCCATCGTGGAAGAGGAGGTTACTGGTCTTAAAAACAAGAACAGCGAGCTTCTGGGCAAGGTAAAAACATTGCAGCAAACGAATGAGGAGCTTTCTACCATGCAACAGCAAACACAAGACCCAGACGAAATGTTACGCCAAGAAAACAAGGCGTTAGCGGGGCGCATTGACGAGCTTAGGTCAGAAATTGGCAGTTTCGTTAAACAAGGCGAAGAAGCCAAAAAGCGGGAAGTGGCTGGAAAAATAGCTGCTCGGCTTACTAAAGACACCCGCAAGGGTGAATTACTGCAAAAAGAGCTATTGGGACTCTTAACACTTGTCGAGGGCGAGGTTAAAGTGTTAGATAGCAATGGTCAGGTGTCTGCACAGACACTGGACGAACTTGAGGGATCGGCTAGAGATAGCTATGATTTCCTCGTAGACGGTATCCAATCGCAAGGCGGTGGAGCGGTCAGGACTGAGGGTGAGGCCCAAAAGCCAAATGAAATGTCGGGTGATGAGTGGCGAGCCATGTCCTCTATGGATAAGGCATTGTTTCTCAAGAACGGCGGGACACTAATTGATTAGGAGAATTAGCAATGGCTAACACCTTCACAAGCTTGGCGGCAGACGCCTTCAAAGCGGCAGACGTAGTCGGTCGTGAGTTGGTGGGATTCATCCCATCTGTAACAGTAAATGCAAACGGTTCAGAGCGCGTGGCAAAGGGCGATATCATTCGCGCCTCATTCACACGAGCCGCAACAGCAGTAAACGTCTCAGAAGCGATGACCATTCCGGAAGGTACGGATCAGGTTGTTGACAACAAGACGCTTACAATTAACAACAGCAGGGCAGTCCAGATCCCATACACTGGTGAGGACGTTATGCACCTCAACAATGGTATTGGCTTCCAGACTGTATATGGAGATCAAATCCTTCAGGCGATGCGCACTCTCACAAACGAGATTGAAGCGGACCTTGCAGAGGAGGCGTACAAAAATGCTTCGCGTGCTGTCGGTACTGCTGGAACAACTCCTTTTGCTAGTGACTTTGATCTTCTTGCTGACGCTCGCCGTGTGCTGGTTGACAATGGTATGCCTACTAATGATGGTCAATGCTCTTTCATTATGGGGACGGCTGCTGGTGCAAACCTACGCAAGCTGGCGCAGCTTCAAAAGGCCAATGAAGCCGGAGGCACGAACCTGCTCCGACAAGGTACATTACTTGACCTTCAAGGCATGATGATTAAGGAGTCTGCTCAGATTCAGTCGCACACTAAAGGAACGCGAACCAGCGGTCTTGTTAATGGCGCTGGTGCAGTAGGAGATACCACGTTAGGTGTTGATGGCGGATCTGGCTCTATTCTTGCCGGTGACGTCCTTAGCTTTGCTGCTGACACTGCCAACAAGTATGTCGTAAGCACTGGTATCGCAAGCGGAAACGGAGACATCGTTTTAGCATCTCCTGGTCTGCAGGCGATTATTGCTGACAACAATGCGATTACTGTGGGTAATGACTACGCCGCAAACGTAGCCTTCCACCGTCAGGCTCTTGAGCTTGCAGTACGAGCACCAGCAGTTCCAGAGGGCGGTGACGCCGCTGTGGAAGCTGAAGTTGTTACAGACCCAGTCTCCGGCCTTACTTTTGAAATCCGTATGTACAAAGGGTATCGAAAGACTATGATCGAAGTCGCTACAGCATGGGGTTACAAGGCATGGAAGCCTGACTTCATTGCAACAGTGATGGGCTAAGATCTTCGGGGGGCTTTGCCCCCCATTTCTTTTTGAGGGGTCAGCATGGCGCTTACCATTGAAGACGGATCTCTGGTTACTGGTGCTAACTCATACGTCACAGCGGCGGAATGGGATACATGGGCCACAGATCGAGGACTAACACACACGCACAGCACCTCCAAAATTGAAGAGGGCATTCTTCGTGCGATGGATTATTTTGAATCACTAGAATTTCTAGGGCAAAAGCATGAAGACACTCAGTCTCTGCAATGGCCCAGAGATTATGTTTACATTGACGGGTATTCAGTCAACTCAGACATCATCCCAAGCGAAGTAAAGGCTGCGGTCTATGAGGCTGTTAAAATGGAGCTAGATGGCGATAGCCCTATTAAAGCCCAAGGTAGAGAGACGCAGAGCGAAAAAATTGGCGATATATCAGTCACGTATAAATCTCATGCAGGTATGCGGAAAACCACTCCGGCGTTCACTCATTCAATACGGAAGCTGGTGCAAGCTAAAAACGCGGTCTATAGAGCATGAGCTTTGATTACGCCCCTCTTGAGCAAAGCGCTGATGCGCTTATACAAAGTTTCGGTGTGGAGCTGACATTCACGCGCACCACAGAAGGGGCGTTCAATCCGGCATTAGGGACGACCGCAAATACAACTAGCACGTTTGCCAAATACGCTTGTGTCTTTAACTACAACGAAAGCGAGATTAACGGTGAGTCGATAATGCAGTCAGATAGAAGATTGCTGGCTCAAGGCCACACGTATGAAATTGGTGACACTGTTAGCTTAGACAATGAGCCATATAGGGTTGTCGCTGTAAGGCCAACGAAGCCAGCAGATATAACAATGGCCGTTAATTTGCAGGTACGCAAATGACACAAAATGTTGAGCAAGCGCTTACTAATGTGCTGGGGCATCTTGATAAGAAGATGCGCGGCACCTTGCTTGGCTTGGCATCTCGTACCATTGAGGCAACGCCGGTCCAAACAGGGCGATTACGCAGCAATTGGCAGGTCAGCACTGCGGGATATATTGAGGGCGAGCTTGATATTACGTCGTCGTCCGCCCCTATAATAGCGGCCGCGTCAGTTGCAGCAAGCATGGATATAGGCGATACATTTTACTTTTCTAACAACCTTGATTACGCTGAAGAGCAAGAGCAAAAAAAAGGAATGCTAGAGAAGTCTTTAAATGCATTGCTTGTGGAGATCGGGTAGATGTCTACTTACTTCAATGACATACAGGCGGCGCTTGATACCAAGCTATCCACTCTTTCCGGAACACCAATAGCGTTCCCAAACATCCCATATGAGCCACAGTCTGGCACGACATATGTTCGTGCAAATTTCTTGCCTTCTGAGACAGAGCAAGCCAGCATGGGTGATAATGGCAAAGATTTAACAACAGGCCTTTATAGGCTTTCGCTCGTCATTCCCAAGGGGAGCGGCAGGCCAACGCAACTTGACACGTTAGGCGATTTGTTCAAGCGCGGAACTACCTTGACGCACAACGGCGTAAAGGTGCGAGTAAGGGCTGTCAGCATTGGCAGCCCTCTTGATACGGATTCGGCGTGGTATTCCATTCCGGTAACAGTAAATTTCTACACCTATACAGAGGCTAGATCATGACTATCGCAAACGGTGCACAGCACAGCCTTCACTACGTTGCCGAGACAACCTACGGCACGACCCCATCAACCCCATCTTATAAGCCTATGCCTCACACAGGCACTAGTCTCGCGATGACGAAAGACGCCATTGAGAGCGAAAAGCTGCGAGGAGATCGTCAGGTAGAAGATTTCCGACACGGCAACAAATCAATCAATGGAGATGTCAGTGCAGAGCTAGAGTACGGCGCATTCGACGACATCCTCGAGGCCGCATTATGTGGAACATGGGCAACGGATGTTTTAAAGGCCGGAGTAACTAGACGATCATTTACCCTTGAGCGTAGTTTTGCTGACTTGGCTACTCAGGAGTATCACCGCTTTACGGGGTGCGAGGTCAATAGCCTCGCGTTAAGTATTGCGCCCAATCAAATGGTATCGCTTACTGTTGGGTGGATCGGCAAAGATATGAGCCTTAATACCGCTAAGGTAACTGGCTCAACGTATGCCGCTGATGCTGGCGAGACTCCATTTGATTCGTTCACTGGCTCCATTAGTGAGGGTGGTTCGTCAATCGCCACTGTAACAGCGTTAGAGCTTACTCTTGAGAATGGCATTGAGCCTTTGTTTAGCGTCGGCAGCTCTACCACTAACAGGCCAGCCATAGGCAAGTCACGCGTAACAGGATCACTGACTACATATTTTGAAAGCAAGGCGTTGTTTCAAAAGTTTGTGAACGAAACATCCAGCTCGATCTCAGTAACGCTTACAGATTTAGATGGCAATGACTATCAGATTGACGTAGGTAATGTTAAGTACAACTCAGGACAACCAGATGTGGCTGGCGAAGGCGCTATCACTGTGGCAATGGACTTTGTTGGCCTTTACGATGGGTCAGACCAAAGTAATATCAAGATCACTAGAAGCACCGCGTAATGGAGCTAAATGATCTAAAGACCGCTGAGAGTCATGAGGAGGGCTCTCAGTGTTTTTTGCTTTCTGCAGATGGAACAATGTCAGATGCATTTGTTGTTGTGCAGGGACCAGACAGCCCCGCGTTTAGGTTATCTAAGCGCACTCAACGAAGTAAATTGCTTACGTTGCGTCAGCAAGGGCAGGACTTAGAATCGTATGATTTTTTGCCTCTTGATGTTGATATGGCTGTTGATCTTGTCAAGGACTGGGGTGGCATTACCAACGAAGGTGAGCCGGTTCCCTATAGCAAAAAGCGGTGCCGTGATTTGCTGTCTCAATCCCCTGTAAATGTAGATAGAATTTTAGACTTCTGTGGTGAGCGGATAAATTTTACCAAAGGCTGATTAAGGAGTTTGTAGATTTTGGTCGCTGGTCCATGTGGGCGCATTCAGCACCAGAAAAATCTAAAGTCAGCCGATGGGATACATGGCAACAGGTCAAAAAAACCACCGGTAAAACGCCATTAGATTTGAGGATGGCACCAAAATCGGGCCTTGAGTTTGATCATTGCTGGCACGTATATGGCTTGCTTTCGGAATACACCTTCACAGAGATAGATGCCTATTGCCGCACCACAGGCGATTATCTGTTACCTTGGGAATCGGAAGCTATAGTAAAATTAGCAAAATTTCGTGAGGTGACTCCGACATGGCCACTGAAATAGCCACCCTTAAATTCAAAGCCGACACATCTGATTTAGCCCGTGCTGAGAAAATGCTTAATAGACTTGGTGCTGCATCCCGAGATGCTGCCAATGACTATGATTACTTGACTCGCGAACAGCGGGAGCAAGAAGATCAGCAGCGTCGAAACAACAACGAAAACGACAAGGGCAAAGATAAGCTCAAAGGGCTTGGCACCGCCGCAAGAAACGCAGCAGCAGCCATCGGCTTAATAACCGGCGCATCTAAGGCTTTAAATGTAGCTAGAGAGTTTGACGTTATAAATGCGTCACTAGTTACCATGACAGGAAGTACCGATGCCGCCGCTCGAGCCTTCACACAAATACAATCATTCGCTGCGACTACGCCGTATGACTTACAGCAGGTATCAGATGCCTTTGTTAA